TGTGCTAAGTAACTTTTTAATATCTTGTTCAAGATCGATTACTTCATCTAGACGTTCAAGGACAGGATCGGGACCATTATCCTTGGCGCCCGTCTGTAGTCTATTTGATAGTCCTTCTAAGTTACTAGCCATTTCTTAATATTCCTGCTGATTTCTCTCTGCTTTTTTCTTCAAATGTGTCATCAACAATCCAATGTAAACTTCCCTTTCCCATGGCATCATATTTTCAAGTTCGGTCAAACTATATTTGTGTTCTTGCATTAAAATAAAGTTTGTTTTATAATGATTCATCAAATTATCATGAGAAAGGGCTACTCGAAAAAATTTTCTACACCATCAATCAATACTGTGTTTTCGGTTCCACACTTTATACAAGTGTAATCAATTGTCTTTTCTAGTCGAGGAGAAGTCTGGAAAAATTCCACAATCTTCTCAAACTGTTGCGTAGAAAGACTGTTAATAAACTTCTCTACTTCTTCTTTGCCCTCGTCTTCTGCATTATAGATTTCATCTTGGTCAAAGATTTTATCTACGCATGATACAACAAGATCGAAGGCAGGCGTTTCATCATCCACTAAAATTTCGGCTTTAGGGTACTTCATAAACACACCAACACTATCAGATAGCATAATCTTATTTGTATGATTATCTGGATAATCTACAGTGAGTGAATTTAGATCCAATGTTGTTTCTGTCTTATGTCCACACTCACCGCAAATAAGAATGAAGTCCGTCATGTTACCGATAGACTGGGATCTTAATTGAATGAATGCATTTTGTAGATCAAAGAACGGCAATTCTCTACCATCAACTGCACCGTTAGAGCATGATGTAACAATGTCTTGCATTGCTTTGATCATTTCTTTTGGCTCGTTTGATTCTTGTGCTAGAATAAGAATCTTTTCTTCTTTCACCAAAAATGGACGGAATTCAACTTCATTAGACAATGAATGCAACTTCACTTTAAAAGTGGGAGTATTCATAATTGGTAATGGCATAATTTAGTCCTTCATTAATTAAACTGGTATCACAAACCAGCGTTTGTATGCAAACGTTACTGGTAATCTCACGGGCTGAGTATTGCTATTTGACATTTGAATTGGTGCGATTGATCTAGGGAAAACATCTTCTAGTTCCCATTTTGCAACAACTTCGTCTTTATTGTTCAATGCAGTTATCGCCAGTCTTCCATAATATGTATCTGGAAAAGAAATCTCTCTAGTTCTCTTGTTGACAATGCCTCTCATCCAGTCGCCGAAGAAATCTTTTGCTGCCCATGTAGCATCAACAAGAAATGTAAATGTAATAGAATCACCACCGAAGTCTATGGCTGTGGCACGTTGCTCGTTTAGGTTGTTGGCCCTAAACGGTCTAGTTCCCAATAGAAGACCGGGAATCATAGCATCTTCTACAAAGAGCGACAGATGTTCTGCCGATCTACCCGCAGAAGTAATATGCGTTGCCATGCTCTGGCCGCCATCTTCAAGTTCTTTACCGTCTTCACCTCTTAGATTTGCTGGTGGAGTTATCTGCACCTCAAAGCGGTGTGATCTAGCAAAGTCTCTCTTGCGCGTTTCCGCACGAAACTTCTCAAGACTATTATGTGCGGCTACCATTAAATCTTGCTCCTAGTATCTCTGAAAACAGTTTCTTTTGTTGCGCCAACAAATGCTTCAACTGGCAAGAATATTGCTGCCTTCCAATCTGTAGGATTGATCTTCATGAATTGGGATTTTACATGTGTTGTCAAGTAATGCTTGATGCATGGTTTTATTTCTGGCGCTGTCTGTAAGCTATTCAATAGATTATATGACAGTCTCATTTTGCTAGTGGCAGTCAATGTTTTTGAATCCGCATAACTCATAAGTTCACCCAAAACCTTGGCTCTTAGCATATAGGGCAAGTAGTGAACGTTGATACCGTAAAACCCACCCTTAGCTGGGCCGAACGGCAGCACTAAAGGAAATGTGTCATAAAAAGGAAGCTCGTTCTTAAACTTGGGATCATAGAAATACATATACATTGCGCCAATCTCTACCTTTGTGGTGAGACTGCCGATATCAGATTTCATCACTGTATTGCCAGAAACTCTTGCGCCAACTAAACTTTTGACGTTGCGCATATACCAGTCGATGGACTTTTGTCCATCACCGACTTGCGCACGGAGTTTCTGAAAGGCATTGTTTGTTGCCATTAACGACCTTGACCTCTATACTTCTTATAATTGCGGCGCTTATGCTTGTTCATCGAACTTAGTTTGATGCCCTTACGGCGCGGCGCAAAAGTTGTTTTTGTATTTCCGACTGCTTTAGCCATAGTTCTGTCTCCTTAGTCTATATTTATGCAGTAATTCCAAGTTCTTTTTCAGTAAGTATCATAAATTCCCATCCTCGATCTTTACAGAACTCGGATGCATATTTCCATTTTGCTTGATTGACACCCCAAGTCAAAACTTCATGTAGGAATTGTTTAGTCTTGCGCTTGGGTATTTTGGGTTCGCGAACAAACTTAGCTGGTTTTATTTCGATCAAATACTTTTTAGTATTACCATCGTTTTCTCTTACTTTCATATAGAAGTCCACAAAGTAACGATGCACTCTATTATCTTTAGGAGACAAATATGGAATAGCTAGTTCTTCTGATCCCCATTCTAATATGTTTGGATTACTATCGCACCATTTCATGAACTTCAATTCCCAACTGGAGCGATAAATGATAGTATTCGGATTACCAATATACTTCTTTGGGTTCTGTATTTTATACAGTCCCTTCATTGTTTCCTTCGCGTAAGCCATATAAATAGTCCAAACTCTAAACTCAATAGGATATTTATCTTCATGGCTGATGCCCCACCACAGACTAGAGATGCGCCTTCATCGAACCAGGCGACACCTGAGGTTCCAAATAGAAGATTTAACAGGGACACCTTCAATGGTGGTGCAATGGTCAATCCCTTTAATAAGGGTAGCATTTATGCATCTGCCGAAAATCTAAAATATCCAATGCTTCTCAATGATTCCGCCGGCGAGTTTACTCAATGGATAGCGTTTTATCCTCTGGTTAGAGAAGGTACTAGCCAGGCACTTGCTCTTGCCGCACAAGGAAGAGGCGCAGTTTTTGAAACCTCGGGTCAACAACGTGTGGATGCAGAACATGCTCAAGCAGCTGGTACTGCACAGGGTGTAGTATTAGGTGGTCAAACAGGTGGTGTTGCGGGTCTAGCTGATATTAAAGATGCCCTAGGTGGTACGGGTGGTCTTGCAAGTTTCTTTAGAGCGGCTGGCACCGCAGCCGCAAAGACTATCGGTGGTGCAGTGCTAGGTGGTATTGGTGGTGCGGCGCTGAATGCAATCGGTGCAAGACGATTGATAATGGGATCAAAAGCAGTTGTCCTGGGCATTCAAGATAAATTGAGTTATGGATATTCTGCAAACTATGACGTAGCAGATTTGGGTGGTATCGTCGGCGCGTCCGCCACTGGCAACTTTAGTGGTGAAGCAAGTCTTGGCGATGCAGCATATGACACCGGGGCCCTTGCAGCAAGAAAGCTGGCTAAATTGGCGGGCGCCATCGGCGGTAATTCTGTCACGAATTTGAAAGAAGCTACATCAAAGGCAGTCGAGAACCCATATAAAGAACAGTTGTTTAAGAATATGGGTTTCAGAAAATTCGGTTTCGAATATAAGTTTGCTCCTCGATCTAGAGAAGAAGGTGAGAAGATTTTTGGTAGAAATGGAATCATTGAAACATTTATCAATCACATGCATCCTGAACCCAGTGATGCTGGTGTATTCTTGATTTATCCTTCTGAATTCTTGATCATCATCTATCATAATAAAGGTGATTCCGTAAAAGAAAATACCTACGTTAGAAAAATATCTAACTGTGCGCTAACGGGTTTCAATATCGAATATGGCGCGGAAGGCTTTACTACATTTCAAGGTACAGACGGTATGCCCACCGAGGCTACTATTAGATTAGAGTTTACAGAACTAGAAACTCTTACAAACAAGAGAACATCGAGAGGCTATTAATAGTGTCATATTTTAGTAATTTCCCATCGGGAATGCTTAAAATCGGTAACGAGTATAAGTATGTCACCGATATTTTTAGAAGGGTATACACTAAGGCTCCTACAGTAAATTATTCTGAGTTGGAAACAATTACAGTTCCAGATGGTTATACTATTGAACAGACGAGTGATTTAATGTATAGTTCTCCAACTTATCACTGGGTTATTGCAATTGTTAATAACTATGTCGATATTCGTGAAGAATGGCCAAAATCATCTAATGATCTTCTAGAATATTGCAAACTGAAATATGGTGGACTAGAGGGCATCTATCAAGTGCATCACTACGAATCTGATGATGGACTTGTTGTGCAGTCTTCGTATACGGGTAATAAAACAGAAATTACTAATATAGCATATGAAGAAAAGTTGAACGATGCAAAGCGAGAAATTAAAGTTTTGCGTCCAGAGTATCTGACATATTTTGTAAGCAAATTTCAAACATTGATTTCAAGGTAAAATATTATGGAAGAATATGATGAATCAGAATTCGGGCAGCCAGAAGTCGATGAAACTGCTTTTAAAGAACGTTCACCAGCAAAACTTCAAAAGCCAGGAGACGTTGTATATAACGAGGTTCTTCTGATTTCAGAGGGTGCTGGGATTATTGATATTAAAGATTATGTCGTAGAAATTAACATCTATGAGGACTTGTTCTCTCCATGCTTACATGGCAATATAATTATTCGTGATACTCAAAATCTAATCGAAAAAGTTCCTTTGATCGGAGATGAAATCTTAACTTTAGATATTTCTACGCCAGAAATTACTAAATCTCCATACGATCCTACAAACTGCATTCAAAAGTCCTTTGCTGTTTATGCAATTAAAAATCGTATTCTGTCAAACGAAGATAAAGAACAATTATATTCCATGCACTTCATTTCGATTGAAGGTATGTTAGATAACGTTAAATACATATGTCAGAAATTCGAGGGAACAACAGACGAAGTTGTCCAGAAAATTTTTGATGATCAATTCAAAGATATTCCAAGATATTTAAACGATAAAAATACAAAAGAAACAGCACCGAAAACCGGTCTGTATATCAGTGATCAGCCACACTCATCTAAGGTTTCATTCTTGCCTCCGATGTGGACTCCGTTTCAAATTATGAATTATTTGGCAAAAAGATCAATCGGAAATACAATTGTTGATTCGCCAACATATCTTTTTTATGAGACAACAAAATCGTTTTATTTCTGTTCTATCAGTGGACTGATTAAAAATCAGTTAGATGTTGGTTACGTTGCAAACAAATTCAAGTATCGTAAGAAAGCGCACGATGAACAGTTGGGTGAGAATGCAATCAAAGCTGGATACACTCATATTGAAAATCTAGAATTTCTAACTAATATGGACGTTCTACAAGGCCAAGACTTAGGACATTTTGCAAGTTCTCTATGCACTCTTGATATGGTAAACAAAGAATACGTTGGTACAGTTTATGATCATGGATTTGAATTTCAGAAATATCCACATCTGGGCAACTATGAGTCTACACCAACAAGCGTAGAGCCAACAAAAAAAGAAAAGAAATATAATTCTATTTTTCCTGCGAATGTTATGCGTTCGGCTGACAGTAAGGTATTTGTTGAAACTATACACAAGGGCGTTCTAGATAATCAAGATGATGAGTTGATAAACTTGCATCCAGAAAAATATGTTCAACAAAGAAACAGTCTGTTCTCGGATATAACAACTCTGAAAATGAAAATCACTGTTCCTGGTAGAACTAATATGGAAGTCGGAACTATCATCGATCTTGATTATCCTTCTGTGTCTGCTGATAGAGATAAATCAGCAAGCGAAGAAATTAGAGATAAATGGATTAGTGGTTATTATATGATAACAGCCATTCATCATCAAATAACTAAACTACGTCACAATGCAATATGTGAAATTGCAAAGGATTCATATTTGAATGATCTAGTATCTGTAACAGATGCATCGCCTGTTGAACAAACAAATCCTGCACCCAATGGAGAGCAACCTGCTAATCCACCCGCAGCGAATACTACTCCAGCGCCCGCCCCAACCCCAGCACCTGCGAGCTAAATACATTGACGGAGATATTATAATATGATGGACAATAGAACAACGAATAATGCTGGCCAGTTTTACTGGTGGTTCGGCGTGGTAGAAGACCGCGACGATCCTTTACGCATGGGCAGATGCCGCGTTCGTATCATGGGCTATCACATAGATAGTAAAGAAGTTCTTCCTACAGAAGATTTACCATGGGCATTTCCTATCATGCCCGCTAATAATCCATCTATTTCTGGTACTGGCACTTCGTCAAATGGTGTTGTTACTGGTACATGGGTAGTCGGGTTCTTTGCAGATGGTTCAGACGGTCAACATCCTATGTTCTTCGGTACAGTTGGTGCTGTTCCCGGTGGTCCGTATGGTGATCCTTGCGCGCCCGCAGGTGGTAATAGCACTAGTGATGGCGGCAGCGGTGCACCAGGAGAACAAGGTACTCTTGGTAATGAAGGTACATCTACACCAGTCACCTCTGGTCCGCCATCTCAAGAGTTTTGGACTCTTGTTGCTATGGTTTATTGTGAGGCTGGTTCTACTGGTGGGGGTCAAGCAAAGTGCGATGTTGCTCAATCGATCTACAATCGTGCCGCATCTGGAGCGTATGGAGCTAGAAACATTTTAGGCGTTATGTTGGCAAGAGGACAATACGAATCTGCATGGCGCTTCCCGTCTCATTCTACTAATGGTGTAGCTAATACATATTGGAGAAATATTAGAGATGCTAGAACAGCGGCGATGGCATGTGGAAGAGGAACAACGGAAGCAACCATGCGTCAAGTTGCTGCTGATCTAAGAAATCCACAATTACAAGCATCCGCAAGATCATTTATAGGTGCAAGAACTGATTTCTTGGGTGGCGGCCAGCCTATGAACCGAGCG